AATAATTCCAGCAGCGAATCCACGAGAAACTGCTTCTGCCGCCGCGAGTTTCAATGTCGCGCCGTCAATGTTTGGCAATAGTTCTTTTAAGCTATCCCAAAGTTCTCCGACTGCTGTTCTTATTTCGGCAAAAGCCGTTTTAAGTTTACCGCCGATTACATACCAAAATTTCTGCGCAACGTCCGCAAGGTATTGGAAAGCTTCACGCATTGACTTGAGTATTCTACCTGCAAATGCGTCGTATATTTCGTCGCGGATATAGACAAAACCTTCGACAATCGGAGCAAGGAATGAATTGTAGTAAAAGTTCTTAAAGGCTCCAAATACGTCTATAATGTCAGTTATTCCCGAAACAACTTTATTAAATACGACTGAAAGGATTCCAAGGTCGGACTCAAAAAATCTACCGATTGAAACTTTTAACTGCTCCCAAACTTGTGCGAATGCGTTTATTTTGAATCCCCATTTATTTATACCGTTCGCAGCTTCGCCGAATGCCGTTTCGGTAGTACCGGCAGAGTTTTGCATTTCTACCATTTTGCGGTTAAAGTTGTCAGCTTGCGATCCTGTTAAAGCCAGAGCCGCCGCGACCGCTTCTTCACTCCCTAACAATTTAGCGAGCGGTGTATTCGTTTGCTCTGCATACTGAGCGATAGCGTTTAATGCTTCGTTAGCTCCGCCGACTTTAGCAACAAATTCTTGACCAGTCTTAACGCCGAGTTCATCAAATACTTTTATCAAGTCCTCAGTCGGTGACATCATTTTACCGAATGCCGCTTTTAGTTGAGTAGACACAACATCAGCGTTTCCGGTTACCCCTGTCAAAGTTGCTTCCATTGCAAAAAGTTCTTCCATCGAAACACCGAGAGCCGCCGCCGCCGGAGTGACTTTTTGAATTGCTGTTGCCAGTTCCGGAAAAGTAGTCTTTCCGAGTCGTACAGTCAATATGCCAAGGTCTGATATTTTTTGAATTGTTTCCGCGCTTGTGTCGCCATATGCCTTTGAGACTGCGGATAATAATCCTAACGATTCAGTAGTTGTTGATAGTCCGGCAGTCGCCGCCTTACTTGATATTTCGAGAATCTTCATTGTATCGGCAGTGTCACCGAATGCAGAAACTATATCGTAAGTAGTTTTAGATAATTCGCTTAAAGATTTTCCGCTTGCCGCGCTCATATCTTCTATCGCGTATTGCATTTCGCGGATTCTCTGAGTATTTCCCGGAATAAGTGTTGCTATATTGGCAAGTTCAGAATTGAATTGACGCGCTTTACCAGCGAACTCTATAATAGTTCCTATGACAGCTTTAATGGTATCGGCTAACGCTGTAAAAGCTAATGCAGCACCCGCAAGGACTGGGAAAGACGATGCAAGTTTAGACTTAATTCCTTCAAAACTATTTCCGGCGATTTTTGCTTGATCCGTAACTCCGCGCAAGCTATTTTTAACGCCTGACATATCAGGGCTCAATTTAGTGTCGCCGATTGACTTTAGATTTGACTTTACAGATTTAACTTGATTGTCAAGACTCGACTGGTCTATCTTAGTGTCAATTATTATACTGCCGTCTGCCATCTTACCACCTGTCGAGCGCGTCGGCTATATTATCGCCGGTGTCGAGCCTGTATATGTTTTTAAGTTTCATTATTTGCTTTTTGTATTCTGCGGAATCTTCTTTTTTGAATTTCTTTCCGCGTATATCGATTACTTGCATGAGTTTAGTCTTTTCAGGTATCGCGTCAAATAGCTCGCGAAATACAAACCAGTGCATGTCTGTATTTCTTAAATCTATATTGTATGTTTCCCAAAAAGCCGCGAAAATACGCCCGTGGTCGGCGTTATAATCAAACACTTTCGCGCCTGAAGATTTCTCACCTTTTGGCGAATCATAACATATAAATGTTTCGATTTCTTCCCAAAGATTTTCAACGTGTGGGATTTTACCGTTAAAAAATAACTTTATTGTCAGACGTGTTTTTTCTTCTTCATTCAAGTCTTGAGCTTCAAGCACGCGAAAAAATTTAAGTACTGTCTTAAAATCAGTATTGACGATAATGCCGGAATATTCTTCCGGCTTATCTATTATGACGTTAAACTTAGGCATATGCCTTAAGCCTCTCATCCCACTTGTTTCTGATTTCTTCTGTAATGCACTTTGTCAGTTCTATCATGCAAAAGATATTCTGCTCAAACGCGATATACAGATAATCAAACGCACCGTCTCCGAGCGTAAAATCTACATACTGCTTGATGTTTGCTTTTGCTTCGTCAAGATTAGTTCCTTCAAAGCTTTCAAGATTTTTTACAACTGCGTTTCCCTTATCCATAATTTCTCGAAAGAACTTTTCAGAACCAACGTCAATTTTATAAGACTTGATTTCAGTTCCGTCCTCTCTTGAAATTACAAACGGAAAACTCGTTGACTTAAAAACAAAACCTGCCATAAAATACTCCTTTTTAGTTTAAGATTACGCTTTGATGTTTCCGGATGCAAGAGCTACTTCGTCATATTTCACAACGCGCTTATACGCGTTCAATTCATACATGCAGAGGTACTGCCCAGCTGCTGCTGCGATGTTTGCGCCTGAAGTATATGAAATATAATTTTCTGCGTAAGACCCACCGTAAACAGTGCCCTGAGTCGCTGATTTGAGTTTATACGCGAGCGAGTTTCCACTTCCGGCTGTTACTGTTGCTGTAAATGAAGTTGTACCTACTACTGTGCCCGGTGCTACTGTTGCTGTTAGGTCTGTTGCTGCTGTTGCTGGTGTTACTGTCGGCTTGCCGTTTACGTCAATTCCGAAAGATATTTCTTTCTTGCTCGCCGCGTCACCGCCGCCGAAGTCTATATCAACAACGGTACAGTTGCCAGTTTTCTGATTACCTTTCATGTCGGTATAGCGGAACTGAGTCTTGCGGTTGTCGCCGAGTTCATGTTCGATTGATGCGATCCAGTCCTGCGCTGCGTCGCCGTGTACTCTGTGCCCTGAGAATGCGAGCGTAAACTGTGCGCCGATAATTTCTGATTCTGCGTATCCATCGCCGTCGAGATAGTTCGTCTGATCTTTTGACTCGTTATTCGACGGATCGGCACTTGTGATACCTGCCCCGATTCTCGACCATGTTGCCGTTCCTGATTCAGGAGTTGTATTTATTTCATACAAGCTCTGATAATTCAGTTCGAAAATTTTTGACATATTTCTATGCCTCCTTGTTAATGTATTCTAATTTAAAACTCGCCGTCCAAATGTGTTCAGATGCAGTGGTCTTTTCCACATACACCGGAACGGTCAACGCTTCGCAGTTCGCTATCATTAAAGCGTCTGTTATATCGACATTCTGTAAATCCAGAACGTTAATAATCGTATCTAATTGATTTCTTGCTGTTTGCTGATTTTTGCTTTTAGCATAATAAGAAAAGTTTAGAGTTCCAACACGCGTACCGTCGAAGTATCTTGTTTCTATTGATGACGGGTCAGTCCGAGTCATTATTTCCTCACTGATACCGCTCCATGCGTTCTGAACAATCGGCGCGTAAGGAGTAGTTCTCGTCTTTAACCACGCGTTTACTTCACTTATTATATTCAGCATTTGCCAGCTCTACCCATTCCTTTTTCTTTAATGCCTTAGCGACTTCAAACCATTTCTGTCTTGCGTTAGGATTATATGTTAATGTTTTCATCGGCGCGTCATAATACTGCTTTCTTGCATATTTGATTTTCCATTCAATCACACCGCTTCCAATCTTTGTCGCGTCCGAAGAGTCGCGCAAGTCTCCTGTTATAAACGGAACATAATAGTTTGAGTCTTTAATTACTTGCGCATCAAGTGCCCGTTGCGCCTGTGCAATATTTCCGCTTAATCTTTTATGACATTTCCCAGTGTCGAATATCACGCTCATTTCAAGTAAACCTCGTAATGATGAGGCGAAAAATCTTTTACTTCTCTTATCTCATACGACTGACTATTGAAAGTTATCTTATCGTATTTGTTAAATGTCTGCCCTTTCGGCGATGAATTAACGCAGTCAAAGTATAAAGTTAATACATCATCTTTCATCTCTCCGAGAGCCTTTAGAGCCGAAGCCTTTACCGGTTCGCATCTAATCGCGCTTAACGGGGCGGATGCTGTTATAGTATCGTTTCCGTACTCGTCTTTAGTGACGCTGTAATGCGTTCCGGAATGGATTAGTATTATCTTCGGGATTTGCCGCATACTATTATCGCTCCCTGATAGAATGATGTCATATATAGATATTTAAGCGCGTTATCACAAACGTATGAGTTCTGATTTTTCTTTCCACCGCCTGAAATTGAAAAAGCACCAAGTGAAATATTCTGAAAGTCTTGGTCATCTTCGCCATGCACGGCGTAAGACTCCGCTTGCGCACAAGTTGCCATCTTAACAAATTTTTGGTCTGTCGCGTCGAGTTCTGAAAAAGTGAAATTATAATTGCATATTAAATCAATATCGTTTGACGCTTTAGTCAATAGTCTTGTCAATTCGGTG